TGTTTTAAGGCATCGTATACTCCCTCTACTTGGTATTTCCTTGGTTGATGACTGCAAATAGATCTCATATAATCTTTCACACCATCATATGATATTCCCTCATTAATTTCAAAAGGAGCACCATAGTATTCATTATCTTCAAACTTATAAGTATAATCGTGTCTCTCACAAAATGAAATTATTTTATCTAACAATCCTACATAAATCTTTTTTGTCCTCATATCAAATAGGTGAATCTCTCCATTCCAATTCCTATTACGATATTGGGGCATGAACTTTGCACCTTCTACCTCAAAGGTAAAGTGATCTCTTAGTTCATACTCAATATGAGGTTCAGAATTAATTTTTAAAAATACTTCGTTGGCCTTAGATATCACCACATTGGCCGTTGTGTCAATCACTTAACCCATGCATCTATGGGTATTTATTAAGTATTGTCAACCCAGTCCAGAAT